TTATACGGTCCATATGACAACTTTAATTTACGAACTAGTCACCTGGTTGCTGGAATGATCCATAGAGCTTATTTGTGTAAAAAAAATGATGAGAAATTCACAATCTGGGGAGATGGCAGTCCACTTAGACAATTCATCTATGCAGAAGATTTGGCAAATATGATTCTGTGGGCATTAGAAAATTGGAAATCTAATGATCATTTCATGGCGGTAAACCCAGAGGAGTTATCAGTTATGGACGTTGCTAATATAATATGCAATATCATGGAAATCCCAGAGGAGGATATAATATTCGATCCGGATAAACCCAAAGGACAGTTTAGAAAACCAGCAGCTTCAGACATGGAAGAATTTAATTTCAAGCCATTCGAAGAAGGCGTGAAAGAAACCATTGGGTGGTTAAAAGAAAATTACGATAAAGCAAGAACATAATGAAAAGAATAGATCTGATACAAGATACCATAGATAATAATGATGTGGATAATCTTATAAAATGGTTGTCGGATTATCCTAGACTAACCAAGGGTCCAGTAACAATCGCGTTCGAAGAGAAGTTTGCAAATTGGATAGGTAGCGACTATGCAGTATTTGTTAATTCCGGTTCGTCTGCAAACCTGTTAATGGTTTATGCACTTAAGCATGCTGGGTTGATGAGAAACAACAAGTTTTGCGTTCCGTCACTTTGTTGGGCTACTGATTTAGCCCCAGTGCTTCAATTTGATATAGAGCCTTTGCTTATCGATTGCAATCTAGAAAACCTATCGGTAGATATTGAACACTTAGAGAAAGTATTTGTAGAAGAGTCCCCGTCAGCTTTAATCCTAGTTTCTGTACTAGGTCTTTCTCCTGATATGGATGCAATAACAGCATTGTGTGAAAAATATGATGTTGTCCTGCTCGAAGATAACTGCGAATCCCAGGGAACTTCATACAAAGGTAAAAGACTTGGTAATTTTGGTCTAATGTCCTCTTTCTCAACTTACTTTGGGCACACCATGAGTACTATAGAAGGCGGTGTTATTACAACAAATGATAAATCCATGTACGATCTTCTATTGCAATTAAGAAGTCATGGGTGGGATCGGGATCTTTCAAAAGATAGACAAGATGAACTAAGGAGTGAGTGGGGCGTTGATGACTTCTCAGCACTTTATTCTTTTTATGTACCCGGATTTAATCTAAGGAGCACAGATCTCCAGGCATTTATCGGAATGGGACAGCTAGATAAGGTTGATAACAGCATTCAAAAGAGGTACGAAAACTACCTCTATTACAAGGAAAAACTTTCAGGTAAGGTCTGGTTTCCAAATGAGATTGAGGACTCTTTTACCGCTAATTTTGCTATCCCAGTAATATTAGAATCCGAAGGAGCAAAGTTATCACTTGTTAAGGAATTGGAAGAAAATAATATCGCATGTAGGCCATTAATTTCAGGATCAATGGGATCTCAGCCATTTTATAAAAAAATATACGGAGAGAAAAAGTTGCCTAATTGCTCAATAGTTGACGAGAGAGGCGTATATGTACCAAATCACCCATTACTAGAGAAATCCGATATTGATAGAATATGCGAAATTGTTTTGAATCATATGGGGTAACTACATAATATTTTTTGAAACGCGGAAAAAAAGAAACAAATGAAAATAGCACTTATAACTGGAATAAACGGACAAGACGGATCGTATCTTGCAGAATTCTTACTAGAAAAAGGGTATGAAGTACATGGTACTTTAAAAAGGAACTCTGTTGCAGAGAACCAGACAACAAGACTAGAACACATATTCAATAAGGTGACCCTACATTATGCAGACCTTACCGATTTGTCGTCCTTGATTTTTGTACTACAAAAAGTCAAACCTAGTGAGGTCTATAACCTTGCAGCACAATCGCATGTTAGGATTTCTTTTGATCAACCAATATACACTGCAAACGCAACAGGAATTGGAGTGTTAAATATGATCGAAGCGGTAAGGCTTGTTGATAGTTCAATTAAGATGTATCAGGCTTCTTCCTCCGAAATGTTTGGTAACAGTATAGATGAGGACGGGTTTCAAAGAGAAACCACGCCTCTTATCCCAGTTTCTCCTTATGGATGTTCAAAGGTATTCGGTTACAACATAGCGAGGAATTATAGAAACTCCTATGGAATGTTTATTTCCAACGGTATTCTATTCAATCACGAATCCCCTAGAAGAGGTAGTAATTTTGTAACCAATAAGGTAGCAAAAACTGCTGTTGAGATCAAGTTAGGTTTAAGGGATAAACTTGCACTAGGGAATCTTAATGCTACCAGAGACTGGGGACACGCAAAAGATTATGTAGAAGCTATGTGGATGATTCTTCAATTAGATCAACCAGACGACTTCGTTTGTGCAACGGGGATATCACATTCAGTCCAGGACCTAGTTGAGCATGTTTTTAATCGTCTAGAGATGGATTGGAAAGAATACATCACCGTTGATGAAAAATATTTAAGACCAGAGGAATTAGAAGACCTAAAAGGTGATTCCTCTAAACTCAGGGAGAGGACCGGTTGGAACCCCGAGTACACCTTCGAGCAAATGATGGATGAGATGGTTGACTATTGGCTAGATTTTTATAGCAAATAGATCACTGGTCCTAAAAATCCGGTGTTTTATAAACTTGGAATTCTTGTTGGATATATAGTTTGAAAAAAATATATCTTGCAATGAGAATTTTAGACTTCAATAAATTTTCTGCACTTTTCGAAGCAGAAGAACTACAGGGACAAACAGAAGATACTTTAAAAAGAATTGTTAACCACTTCTTTATTTGTTATAGTTCTTTAAGCGCCCTTACCGACGGTTATACCCGTATAATGCAGGATCTTTCTGACATACAAAATGCAGAGGGAGCTGCAAAACTCGAAAAAATGAGAGATGCTGCAAAGTCTGTAGCAGATGATGTAAATGATTCATACAAAGCTAAAAACGTAAATGTAGAGTGGCAAAAAGCAGCTGATAAGTTTACAGAGGCTTTAGAGGCATTAGTTAATCAATATTCAGGGGATGAGGAGATCATCAAAGCTATGGATGATAGGACTAACACCATGATCGATGAATACAAAGAGGAACTTGTTAAAGCTAAAAAAGATGCAGACGAAGCTACAAAGGATGCTAAAGCGGCTGTAAAGGAATCTATAGAATATGGTGGTGAACCAATCTTCGAAGCTTGGACTAAAAAAGGCAATGTCAGGTCTTTGAATAGTCAAGCAGTTGCTTTGAAAGCCCAATTAGAAGGCCAAAAGGACAGCCAAGGAATGCAGGCATTAGTTGGTAACCTATTAAAAGAGGTTTCTGATATCATAATGGAGTTAGCAGAATTAGGTGCATCTAAGAGAAAAGATATCGATAATACTAGATTACAAGAAATTGGAAATAGAATGAACGAGATCCCTGTAGAGATTGCAAAACAGGAGGAAAAAATGGCTAAGGCCAATACCGCAAATAAAGAAGCTTCTGTAATTTTCATTCAAGGTTTAGATCTTGTAGAAAACGCTTTAAAATTGGAAAAAGAAGTTGAGAAAGAAATTGCAAAGCAAGCTGAAGAAGCAGCTATTAAAAAGGACGAAGAGGAAAGGGCTGCTAAGAAAATAGAATTATCCGGAGATTTGGACCCAGATAGAATATCAGGCAGAAGGAAAAATTCAGAAGTAGCTAAATTCCAACAAGCAGTAATAGACAAGTTTAAGGATTACGAACCTTTTGATGATTTCGCTTTATTCCAGAAGTTTATGAAATACGGGGCTGATGGTATGTTTGGTAGTACAACTAAAGCGATTGTAAAAGCGCTTAAAGCTGGTTTTGAAATGGATGATACTAGCGACGTGATTACACAAGAGCTAATGGACAAGATAGTGTACGAACCTTTAAACGAATCTGAATTTAAATTCCTCAGGGATTTTAGCTCATTTGATACTATTAATGAAGCTTTTAATCCAGATAAGGCAAAAGGATCATCACCTGCACCAAAAGCTCCAAGACCAGCTCCTGAGGAGGAAGCAGATGAAGAAGCAGCTGAAGAAGCCCCACAAATTGATGTTGATAAAATTGTCGAGGAAATACAAGATCTTCTTTCAAAGGCTAATAATAGAATCGTCGATCTTTACGATGATACTGATTATTGGAAAGAGTACAAAGGAACATTCAATGACGACGAAGACGAAGCAGTGGCTGACGTTTACGGTAAAAGATACGATTCCAGGGGAACTTGGTGGTACAGAAGAATTAGAGTACCATTTGTGAAAAAAGCGGCTGACCTGCTAAATGATGAATATAAGAATCTTAAATTATCAGATAGAGACGCTTGGGAGCATTTATGGGATGAGATCAGGGAGTTTGGTGAAACATACAAGCAACTAAGAAAAAAAACTGTCGGAAGTTCGTATAACGACAGCTACAAATGGTCCTTAAAATTATATAACGGTAATAAAGAATCATACGAAGTAGATTGCGATTTCTAAACAGATGAGATTCATTAAGCCATATCAAGAGTTTAATATTAACGAAAAGGAGAATACTAGTTATTCTCCTTTATCTGCTTATAGAGCAGTGGCTCTTGGGGTAAATAGGGCTTTTAATCTGCTGGGTTATTTCTACTCAATTGCTAATAAGGATATAAAAAAGGACGAGTGGAAAAACTTAACTTCCAGTATTCTTAGCACCAAAAACTATGAAGCAAAATGGGACGCTGTAATTAAATCAGCTAAGGATATTCAATCCAATATAGAAAAGTATGCTTCTGGTAGAAGGGATGATGGTCTTAATGTTGGTAGATTCTTTGATGTTGGCGTTAATTCGAGATCAATTCCCATAGCACTTGAAAAATTTAGATCAGCATCAAATCTTTTAACCAACAATCTATCACCAAACCAAATTAGAGAAAGGTTATCACTACTAGACCAAGCGATTCCGATGAATCCTTATAAGCTAGACGAATCTCTAATAAATGAGGGAGCAGGTAAGAAAAGGGCACCTGGCGAATCGGAAGTTCTTTTGGTAGCAGATAATTTAAGCTCATCGGTTACAAATGCTCTATCAACAGCAAGGAATCTAAAACAGTTATTTCCCGACGCAGTACAGTTTATAGACAACGTGGTTAGCAAATACATATCACCAGCTGCTGAAAAGGTTAAAGAGGTAATTGAAACTGAGGCCCCTGACGCATCTTTGGAAATATCGAAGTCGATAAGGAATTCTTATAAGAGGGATGGCTGGCTTATCAACAACGTTCAAGAAAAATATCTTGTAGACCAATATAGAGATCTATTAGACTTGCAAGACTCTGTTAAAACAGGATTAGAAAAAATTAGAAAGGCAAAGGAGAATATTATTGATGAATTGGCTCCATCTTCAGATGCAGGCGAATTTGTAGATGCTGGAAACAGAATTTTAGATTTAATAGAAGATAAAATAGCAGAGAAAGATAAAGTTGAAGAACTTAGGAGAAGAGCTGGTTTAATGATCCCAATAGCACAAGACGAGCCATTGCCATCCACTTCTAGTACAACCACTACAACTAGCGGGCCTAGAAGTTTAGTCGATCCTAACGAGCTTAGGGATCTACTCCAAAGGAAAATAAGCAGAAATCGGTAAAAATATTTTACCCAGATTGAAACAAAATCTGGGATAAGCCCCTAAAAGAATTACCTGTGATTCCCCAGGGATAGAACTTTATATTATCTAAGTGGACTAAACCAGTTCTTTAGGTCCCCAAACCCCAAACTTTTTAATAGATAGGAGCCGCACACGCGAAAGGTTTCAAACTTGGTTAAGACTGGAAACACTTCTTGATTATAACAGTATAGTAACCAAACTATAAAGTTAAATCATGGCAAAGAAGTCAACATCAGGATTTTCATTTTTAGATTTAGACAAGGAATTATCTAAGATTAAGGGATTTGAAACGGGATCTATTCTTACAGAGAACACATTTAGTGAAGTAGACGAATGGATTCCTACAGGGAATTATTTATTAAACGCACAATTATCAGGAACTTTATTTGGTGGTATTCCGAATACTAGAAGTCTGGGACTCATGGGAGATCCTGGAACTGGTAAATCTTTTGTGTGTCTAAACGTTGCAAGGGAGGCACAGAAAAAGGGGTATGATGTTATCTATTGTGATA